GGCTACTGATCGCCCTTCAGGTCGGTGCGGGTGCCGCGACCCGGGCGCCCCGCCATCCACGTCGTGATGGTCGCCGGGTACCAGCGCGGCCGGTCCGGGGCCGGCTGCTCGTCCGGTGCGGGCATGTGGCCGGTCTTCTTGTAGCGCCGCAGCGTGCCCACGCTCAAGCCGGTCTCCTCGGCGATCCGCTTGTAGTCCCACAGTTCCTGGGGCTTCGACTCGCTCATGGCTGGTCCTTCCGTGTCTGGGACGATGACGTGCGGCCCGCCTCGCTTGCCTCGAGGCGGGCCGCACCGTAGGGGTGGAGAGGTCAGCTCACGTCCACGGTGCGCATGACGAGCTGGAGCACCTCGTCGTACGACCCCGAACCGCGTGCGGCCTGGCTGAACTCGGTGGCGGCCTCGCGGTGACCGGCCCTGCGCAGCGCCTCCTGGACGCGCCCGATCACGCTGTAGACGTTGCCGTCCTCGCCGCTGAGCTGCACTTCCACGTCGGGGTACTGGGGTGCCTCGGACACAATTCCTCCTCCTGCGCCGGGGGCGAGCCACCTCTCCGGCGCTGACTATACAACGTTGCGTTGCTCTCTGGCTCCTTCCCACTATACAACGCACTGTTGTATAGTGGGAAGGGAAGCAGCCCACCGAAACAGGGAGATCGCGATGACCACGCAACAGCCCCTCACCGCAGCCGACTTGGCCGAGATCCGCGCCGGGCAGTACCAGAGCCGCGACGGCGAGCAGCTGCGCGGCGACGTCGCCCGCCTCCTTGCCGAGGTCGAGCGGCTGAACGCCACGACCGTCCCGGCCGGCCCCCACTACGTGCCGCGCTGGGACGGCGGCCGCGGCACCCCGACCCCCGACTACACCGCCGCCTGGAACGAGGCGTACGCCGCCGAGGCCCGCGGCGAGCGCAACGCCGGCGTCACCCACTACGACCGCAGCAAGACCGAGTGGGTCGCCGCGTCCGCGGCACCCGCGCACCCCTGACGCCCTCCGGCCCGACGGGCCCCGCGCCGATACCCTTGATCACGGCGCGGGGCCGACTGTCCGGAGGGACGACGTGGGCCTGCGCCAATTTCTCGTGGACGCCTGGGGCTGGCTGAACTTCAAGCCCGTGTACGCCGACCCGCACCTCGGCACCCCCAACCGCCGGGCCTTCCCCGGCGCGTACGCCACCTGGGTGCCGGACGAGGACGCCCGTCGCCTGGCCGCGTACACCGTGCTGGCCGCCTACGACAACAACCAGGCTGGCGAGTTGGCGGAGATCCGCGAGGGCCCAGAGGCCCGCGAGCGCCGCGAGTTCGGCGACCCGGCCACCTTCGTCGACGCCATCACCGCCGACGTCCTGGGCGACGAGCAGCGCATCGTGGTCGACGGCGCCGAGACCGACGAGGACGACACCAGCCCGGAAGCGGCCGAGGCCAGCGCGGTGCAGGAGGACCTGCTCAAGTGGGCCGAGGACGAGCAGCTCGCGATGCGGATGCAGCAGGGCGAGCGCAAGGCGGTCAGCCTCGGCGACGCGGTTTACCGGCTGTCCTGGGAGCCGGGCAAGGCCCGCCCGACCGTACGGGCCATGGACCCCGGCCTGTACTTCCCGATCCTCGACGACGACGGTGGCGAGTTCCCCTCGCGGGTCCACTTCTGCTGGGAGCTCCCGGAAGACCCCAAGCGCGGGCTCAAGGAACGGTTGCGCCGGATCACCTACGAGCTGGGGCCGATCGCCCCGGCCACGGTCTCCGGGGCCGACCGGCTCGCCGACGTAGGTGCGCATCGGGCGGCCGAGCCGGACGCGCCGCTGCTCACCCCCGGCGACACCCTCGACGAGGCCGGCACGATCCTGCGGCAGTACCCCTGGAACGACGCTCCCTCGCCCTACACCTGCTACCTCACCGACGCGGTGTGGCTGCTGGAGGACCTCGAGCGGACCAGCGACGTCGACGACCTGCCGCTGGACAAGGCGATGTACGCGCAGCGGGCCGACGGCGAGGTCCTCAACGGCCTCGACCTGATGATCGATTTCGTGCCGGTGATCCATCTGCCAAACACGGTCCCGGCCGCGGAGGAGCACTGGGGCCGGCCCTCCCTGGCCCGGGTCCTTCAGATCATGGACGAGCTGGCCGCCTCCGACACCGACGCGGCGCGGGCCTCGGCCACCACCGGCTCTCCGATCCTCTCGGTGTCCGGGATGCAGGACCCCCGTACCGACCTCGCCGCCGGCCCCGGCATGGTCTTCAAGCTCGCCGACGGCGGCCGGATGGACGTCCTGAACACCGCCCCGCAGCTCGCCCAGCTCCTCAGCACGGTGGAGGCGCTGCGCGACCGGGCGGCGGTGAACCTGCGGCTGCCCGCCGTGGCGCTGGGCACCCAGGACCCGGCGCAGATGCCCTCCGGGTACGCCCTGCGGCTCAGCCTCGGCCCGCTCGACAAGCTGATCGCGGGCATGCGCCTGGCCCGCCGGCACAAGTACATGCTGATGCTCAAATTCGTTCAGCGATTGTTTATCGCAGGTCAGCACCCCGACTGGGTCGGCCGGACGGTACAGCCGGCCACCGTGGTCATGGGCGCCTACACGCCCACCGACCGGGCCGGCGTCCTGGAGGAGGTCTCCACCGCGTACGCGGCCAACCTCATCTCCCTGGAGACCGCGCTGCGCATGCTGGCCGAGGGTGGCTGGCCCATCGAGGACATCCCCGCCGAGATCGAGCGGATCCAGTCCCGGGCCTTCGCCCAGGCCGGGGAACTGGCCGACGCCACCGGCGACGCCGAAGCCGTACGCGACTACCTCGGTCTCAAGGGCCAGGCGCCCGAACAGGTCCCGGTCCCCGTCCTTCCGGACGGCCAGGAGACGGCCGACGAACGCGACGCCGGACAGCAGCAGTGAAGATCACCCCTAAACTCGTAAGTGGCGCGGGGGCGCCCATCGGTGGAGGACTCGACCGCATGCACCGCAGCACCCCGCGACCCCGTCCGGTTCCCGGTGCGATCGTTGGCTACGTCAACGGCCGCCCCGTTCACGTCATCGCTGGTGGATCCGGCGAAGACGACCCGACTCCGAACCCCGACCCGAACGCGCCGGCTCCTACCCCCACGCCCAAGGACGTCCTCGACCGCAAGCCGGGCGAGGGCCAGGAGGGCGAGGACGAGGAGACCGTCACCGTCACCCAGCGCCGCATGAACCTGCTTCTCACCCGCGAGAAGGACCAGGGCCGCCAGGCAGCGCTGCGCGCCCTGGCCACCGAAGCAGGGCTCGACCCCGACAGCGTCGACGCCACCGCCCTCAAGCAGGTGCTCGCCGACGCCAAGAAGCTCAAGGACGCCCAGCTCTCCGACGAGCAGCGCCGCGAGGCCGAGTTCACCCAGCGGGAGCAGGCCATCGCCGCGCGGGAGGCCGCAGCCGAGAAGGCCGCGGCCGCCGCCGAGGCCCGGCTGCAGGAAGCATCCCGCAGCGCCCAGCTCGTCAACCTCGGCGCGACCGGCCAGGACCTCGAGGACGCGCTGCTCCTGCTGAACAAGGCGCTGGACGACGAACCGGACGCTGACACGGACGCCGTCACCAAGGCCGCCGAGGCCCTCAAGAAGCGCCGGCCGCTGCTGTTCGGCGTCCCGGCCGAGCCCGGCAAGCCTCTCTCCCCGCCCGCGCCGGGCGGCTCCCCGGCCGGCGGACCGCCGCAGCGCCAGGCCCCGGCCGGCAAGCCCGGCGACGCCGGACGCGCCATGGCGGCCCGGATGTTCCCCGCCAACGACGCAGCCTGACCCAGCACCACCGCTCCACCCCTGGGACCACGCCCACCCTTCCTCCCCGTGGACGGCACCGCACGGTGCACCGCATTTCCGTTGCGCCCCGTCCTCGGGAGGAAACCCCGGCATGGATATCCAGCCGATCACCACCACACAGCGTCTCCAGGTCGGCCGCCCCTGGCTGGCGTCCACCCACGGCACCGAGACCAACCAGACCATCACCCTCGACGTCGCGAAGTTCGCCGAGAACACCCACTGGGTGCGCGGCATCAAGACCGTCGAGGCGCACTTCAAGTCCGGTCTGCCGCTGGCCCTGAACACCACCAGCAAGCTCTACGAGCCCTACGACCCGGCCGCCACCGACGGCCACGAGGTCTTCGCCGGCTTCCTCGACACCGAGACCGCCTTCGGCGTGGGCGCCACCCGCATCGGCGCCGCGCTGCGCGTCCACGGCCTGATCAACGCGGACAAGCTGCCCGTCCCGTTCGACCCCGCGGCCGTCACCAAGACCACCGCCTCCGTCACCTACGCGGCCTGAAAGCGAGCCCCCCATGCCTGACGACATGCTGGAGCTCCTGCTCCGCGACCTGACGCCCACCGACATCAACGCCTTCGTCCGCGCCATCCCGTCGCCGGACGACTACGAACTCACCCGCAGCGTGCTCCCGGAGATCGCGCTCAACACCGTCAAGTGGCGGGTGAAGCGCACCAACCGCAGGGTGCCGGCGGCGAAGTACCGCGCCTGGGACGCGACGACCCCGGTCGCGAGCCGCGAGATCACGATGATCGAGACCGAGGGCAAGCTCCCGCCGGTCGGCCAGAAGTACATCGTCGGCGAGATGGAGCAGATTCTGCTCGACGCCGACCGCGGCGCGAACTCCGACGACCTCGTCCAGGCCGTCTACGACGACACCGCAGCGCACGTCCTGTCGGTCAAGTCCCGCCTCGAGCTGGCGGCCGGCGACCTCCTCGCCGACGGCCGCTTCACCCTGCAGGGTGAGAACAACCTGTTCATCGAGTACGACGCCCAGGTCCCGGCGGCCCACATGCCCACCGCCCCGGTGCCGTGGACCAACCCGGACGCGGACGCCCTGGCCGATGAGATGCGCTGGATCCAGGTCCTGCGCGACGCCCGCGCGCCGCTGCCCGCCCGGATCTTCACCTCCTTCAAGGCGAAGTCGCTGCTGGCCGGCAACAAGAGCTACCGCGCCGCGTACTACGGCTCGCTGCTCGGCTCGCAGATCCCCACCGCCGTCCTCGCCCCCAACGAGGTCGACGCCGTGCGGGCGCGCTACGGCCTGCCGCCGATCGTCGTCTACGACGTGCAGATCCCGCTCGACGACGGCACGAACCCCACCGTGCTGCCGGAGAACCTGTGGCTGATGGTGCCGCCCAACGTCCGCCAGTGGGGCGAGACCCAGTACGGCGTCACCGCCGAGTCGCTCGTCCTCTCGCGCGGCACCAACCCGGCGATCCTGCGCAAGGACGCCCCGGGCATCGTCGTCACCCACGGCTACAGCGACGACCCGGTCAACGTGTGGACCAAGGTCGCCGCCGCCGCGATGCCGGTGCTGTACGTGCCGGACATCCACATCGCCGCGCGGGTGTGGTGACCATGCCTCGACTCGTCGCCACCGTCTACGTCAAGGACCCCGAGACGTTCCAGTGGGTCACCTGCGAGGCCGGCACCGAGCCGGAGCCGCGCCTGGCCGCGCTCATCCTGACGCCGTCGGCGTGGGAGGACGGCCACGTGCCCGAGCCCGCCGACGACGAGGCCCCGGCCACCGATCCGGACCCCGGCCCGCCGTCGCCGACCGAGCCGGTCGCCCCGGCCGAGCCCGCGGAGGCGGAGAAGAAGCCGCGCGCCCGCCGCCCGGCCACCAAGCCGGCCGACGAGTAGGCCGGCCCCTCGCCGTCCGGTACGGGCCGGGTCCGTCCTCACCAGGCCCGTACCGGACACCTTCCCCCACCGACCCACGACTTGGGGCCCCCGTGGACGACACGCTGCGCCGCTGGCTGCTGGCCACCCTCGGCCCCGCCACCGACACCACCGACCTCGACCAGCGCTACGCCCGGCTGCACTCAGCCCGCGCCGTGGCGCTCGAGGTGCTGCGCGAGCGCCGCGCGACCCTCCTCGCCCAGCCGCTGAAGGTCTCCC